ACCCACTCGGTCACCAGCGATGAGGACGCAATCGCGGAACCGCAGCCGTAGGTTTTGAACTTTGCGTCTTCGATCACGCCATCAGCACCAACCTTGATCTGCAGCTTCATCACATCGCCGCAGGCCGGCGCGCCGACCATACCGGTGCCTACCGTGTCGTCGCCCTTGTCAAAAGCGCCGACATTGCGTGGGTTTTCATAGTGATCGAGTACTTTGTCTGAATATGCCATAACTGTAGTATTGTAACAAAACTGCAGGCCGGTGTCAAGTCTTGATCACTTGCTCATGCTGCGTTTCATGGCCGATTTAGCTGCTTTGGCCACAATATCTTGTGCTTTGTTGACTGGCATAGCAATGTTATCGGGCATGGCACTTTTGAATTTGAGAGGCTCGGTGCTGCCCGGTTCCAGTGGTTCAAACACATTGCTCAAGGGAGGTTGATTCACAATGGTATTCAAATTGGAATCACTGAGCGGTATGTCAAGGCTCTGAGCCAGACTGATGAATGCTCCTTGACTGATCTGTTTTTTGGCACTGGTATCCTCAACTCGACCAGAGAGAAATTCGGCCAAGCCCAGGAGCCGAGCAGGGTCTGGAGTTGGTCCCTCACTGGCCACTTCGTCAATGCGCATGTTATCTACGCTGGCGACCCAACACAGCCTGAGGAGCTGGTTTGGCGTTGGTCACATCATCTGTGTCAGGTTGATCAGTCACTGCCATGGCTGTGTCAGCGTCAACATCGGCTGCTAGATCAGCATCTGCTGCTGTGTTCATGTCTGAGCCCATGCCGGCCAGATCCGGCATGGCCATGGGCTGACCAGTCACAACGCCCAGGGCCGCATCCAACTGCTGTTTGGCAACTTGTACATTTTGTAACAGACCGGTCAGAGCTGCTGAAGCATCGGCATTGAACTGTGTGGCCTGCTCCATGCCCACTTGATTCTTGATGGCGTCTACCAAGGCAGGTAATTCTTTGAACTGCAGTTCACTCACATCTTCCAGCATGCCTTGTATTTTGTCAACCATGTCTTGCGCAGCCAATACCACTTGAGCCTGCTGTACTTCGCTTTCTTTGAGCATGCGATAGGCGTTGCGCAGCTTGTTTTCGGCCTGCATCAAAGCAGCTCCGGCCACGAGTTTTTGTTCTTCAGGATTCAAGGCCTGGCCAGCAGCAGATTTTTTTAGAGCAGCAGTCAACTTGGGATCTTTGATTTTGGTTGATGTATTGGGCTGCACCGACTGACTCTGAGGCTGTGTGGCTGTGATTTCTGACAAGTGACTGTGCAGTGCCTGCTCCATCATGACCAGTTTCAAATAAGCTGGATTTTTTTCGCTGTGATGTCTTGCAGTGGTCAATTGCTGTTCATGCAACAGCTGTCGCACACGATTCAGCATTCCACTGGTTTGAACCAGATTGAGTCGTTCAAGATTGAGGCCAGCACCAAAATATGTTTCGAAAACATGATCCACATGTTTGACTGTGTTAGACACGGAGAGTTCTTGCAGTTTCATTATTGAAATCCTTTAAGCCAATATATTTAGCTCTGGTTAGACAATTCTCTAATTGGTTTTTGACGTAGGCCAAACGACTATGCTTGTGGCCAAGTTTGGCCGTGAGTATGTCACAAAAATCATGGTCCGAGCTCTGTGCCATGAATTGAGTGGTAATCCAAACATCATTGGTCAGAAGGTCGCACGCCTGGTCCAATCTTGCAATGTCATTGGCTAGATTGAAACAGTGATGTCGTTCGGCCGAGCACCAGGCCAGGGCCGCACGTCTAGATGCAAATTCATGTTGCTGGCGATCCCAGGTATGCACTGCGAATTTTTGATTCGTGGGTTTGATCACATATTTGCCATAAGCTACCACAGACCCGTCGGGCCTAGGCAACACCATGCAATCAACATGCTTGCGGATTTGTTGTTCGGTGAAATGATCAAGTTTTTGTTTGACATTCATTTCAAAACATAGTTGCTGAGCAACCAGCCCAGAGTAGCCACTAGAAAACCAATCAATCCAATGCCCCAACCAATCAACTGATCATTGCGTTTGTTACCCATGATGTCCAGTTTGTTTGTGATGGATTCTACGTGATTTTTGACATTTTTGACATCAGAATCTACTTCAGTCAGTTTCATCTCCAAGAATTTATATCTCTGTGCACACAACTCCACGTGTGCTTCAAGACTCTTTTTTTCAATTTCGGTGGTTTCTGACATCATGATCTCCAGTCAGATATTTATTATGTTGAACCAAATATTGGTTTTGTCGCCCTTGGTAATGATATAGTTAACTGTGCCATTGGCTTCGCCAAGACCTATCATCATGGGAATGGCTTCGCTGTCTTGATATAGGCCATGCAATTGATCAAGACCATCGGCAGATCCATAAACAGCATCGCTTTCTACTTGCCAGTCAAACTGCCAGATCTTGTTGTCATGGACAGGATCAGTGAGATCAAACAGCTGAGTTCTCAATCCCAGCACCTGTGTCAAGGTTTCAAAATTTCGTTGTTGATTTCTACTGCGGTGCCAGTCATCCACGGTGCGCACCCATTGCCCAGCACGATCTTGGAACGGCATTGCTCCAGTTTTGAAATGGCCTGTGACTCCGGTACGAGTACAGTCAAACAAGGTGCGACACAGTATCTTCATTCTGTGCGTATTTAACGCACAAAGAAAAGCCCCGGAGGATTCCGGGGCTGTTCATGAACCAAACAATTACACGTTGGTGAAAGTGGCGCTGGCAGCAACGTTGGCAGTTGGAATGCCAATGTTCAAGCCACCAGTGGCGTTGGCTGTTTGAGCCGCGGCAACCAAGGTAGTAGTGGTGTAGGCACCAATGGGGTACAGAGCAATGTTCAACACAGCAGGGGCTGTTGGTGTCACTTGGTACATAGCAATGGTAGCTGTTTGCTGGATAGCTTGCAGTACATTGTTGATGTAGCCAGTGGCATTGGCAGCACCAGACACGCCAAGAGAGCTGTTGGCAGTCAAACTGAAGAACTCCAGGTGGGGACCGGCCATCTGCACAGGACCCTGAGCAGCAATGTTGGCGGTGTTGGCAATGGTGCCGTTTTGTACGTCAATGGCAAACACTGGTTGTGTTGTGCCGTTTACTTTGGTAAATTGAGCCATGTTTTTTCTCCTAATAGTTGGGCTGAAACCCTACTAGTATTTAGTCGCACTGTCAAAATTGCTCCTGCTAGGCATTGTTTCTGGCTCGATTACGCATGGTAAAATCAAAGCGATTGACAGCCTTGGCATAGCCTGCGGGAGTGGCCATGACCCAGCCTTCGTTGCCCGGGCTTTGTCGATCCAGCTGTTGCAGCACATCCATTTTGAGCTGGTGCAGCAAGATAAACAGTGTGAACGCAGCAGCCATGCCTTCGGTATTGGAGCTGGGACTTTTGAGATATTCAATGATGTTGGCAAACTTTCTTGGAGTGACCTTGGTCTGAAGCCATTGACCAAACCCACCCAGCAGATTATCAAAGTTACCGGTGCCAATTCTATAATTGATGTAGTCAACGCACAGTTTGGCCAAGTCTGTGATCTGTGCAGCTCGCAGTTCAGCGGGATTGAACAGAGTGTCAATGGCAGCACCTTGGCTTCGCACAATGCTGCGAATTTCTTTTACCAGCCGGGCGTCTAGAGCAATGGTTTGTCCATATATGGGTTCAATCAACAACAGTCCGGGTACTGAATTGAATTTGACTTGACCCAGGGGTTGTCGAGCATCGCCTTGATCAGCATACATGCTGTGCATGGCCACTCCCACTTCACTGGCGCCAATTCTTTGACCTAGGTCACTGTTGGCCGGGATGCGATATTGCACTGTGTTGGGACGAAACACATAGTTGCCGGCCTGTTCGGGCGGTGTGTCAAGATACAGCAAGTCGCCCTTGACGTAGCCGCGGAAGTTCTTGGGCAAGGCAGCATCCAGCAAGGGCCACAATCTGCGATAGAGATTGATCAGTTCGGTTCTATCTCCTGATCGCTGCTGCATGGTCTGTGCCAGCATACTGGGCGAAGTAAACAAGCCATCATAGGTCTTGGCTTCAAATCCTGATCCATCAGTG